TCCCAGTGGCTTGTTATCTGGTGAACCTGCCGTACAAGTTCTAGGGTGTTGATGCAGGGGATGAACACAGAAGTCCCCACAAAGAACTTGTCCCAGTCAATAACGATACGCACCCCGTCGGGTGCGAGATCGTCAAACCTGATTCTGTTTTTCGAACAGCGCGGCGGTTGTCGCCAAAACTTGCTCAGTTTCATCGTCCATAAATCCAGAACAGTCCAGCACGAGGACATCGGTTGGCGGCAGGTTGATGTGGGTGCCTTTACCCAACCGGACTTTCTCTTTATGGGCTTTGGTGCGTCCGGTCTTCAACCCATCCACCAGCCCAGCGTAGTTGATCTGCTGCTTGCCGCACCACTCTTTAAGGGGCTTGATGAGCAGGTATAGCTTGCGTACATCGTATTCGTATCGCGCAACAAGCGTCCCACGGGGCGACCCGTCGGGCACAATGATTTTGTCCAAGTCCCCCGCTGTCTTGCGGGCGTCGTCGGTTGACTTGATACGGAGCATGTTGTTGTAGTGCTCGGCCATGTAGTCGGTTAACTGCGCCTCGACGTTCACGCTCATCTCACCTACCATGGCTCTAGCCTCGGCCATCACCCCAACAATCCACTGCACGATGGGGGCGATCTGCCAGTTGATGAGGCCCGCCTTTTTAGCCAGCATCAGCCCAGCGATAGGGCGTGAGGCCAAGACAGACCAGTAGCGGTTCTCAGCGGACAGGCTCGACGCCGAATCAAGTTTGCGTTGCACGGTCATGGCAAGTTCCTTGACCGCATCCAAGTTGTTCAACACGTACTGTAGGTAGACAATCCCCGCATGCCCAAAGTTGTCCTTGATGGCGGCGCTGAACACATCGGTCTCGGCCTTGGTAGCAAACTTCACTGGCTCTACACGGCACTCCAGTACACGCTGGGCTTCCGCTTGGGGCAACGCCTTGAACAGCGCAATGCGTTCAAGCATTGACGTATTACCCGTGGTGCCAAACAGAGTCTTCCATGGCTTACCCCGTACGCGCTCGACGTTACCCTTTGGCCCCATACGGTTACGCTGTAACCCGCTAGGTAGTTGGTACGCCCAGTCCGACAGGTCTTGCGGCTTGGTGTTGGTCAACTCATCCATGTAGCAAACGATGTTCTTGTACACCTCTGCACGGTTCATCTTGGAATTGAACGTGTCGCGCTCCTGCATCACCAGCAGATCGGGGTCGCCCCATATTGATGCACCGGCATACATGGCGGTGGTCTTACCCAAACCGGAGCCCTTGCTCCATGCGTGGAAAGCAGCGGCGTTAATCGGTTGGAACTCCATCAGCACGGAGCCTAGCGAAAGCCCAAACATGAATTGGTGCAACTCCATGCCCGGCTGGTTGTAGAACTCCATCGTCTGCTTCCACTTATCCAGCGTACCCTTGGCCTTAAAAATAGGGAACAGCCCCACGGTGGCGACTGAGGGTGAACTAATCTCAACACGGTCTTTGAACACTTCCATATTGCCAACGACAAAGGACTCGTGCTTGTCATCCACCCATCCGAATTGCCGACATGCTTCATCGGCTTCGGTACTAAATTGCAATTCGTTTACCCATCTCATTGTGTACTCCATTATTTCTTGTACGTTAAGGACTGCTACGCCTTGGGATGCAAGGTGTTTGCGGAACTCATCTTTTGTGCCTACTGAGGCCAGAGGTACGGTGAATTCACGTACCCCGTCTTTTGGTAGATGCAAACGCATCACCAAGGATTCCCCCGCTTCGGGGTCTTTGATACGCCGTATGACATACAGGTCGTTGAAGTAGACCAGCACATCTTTATCTTCGCCTTCGGCGTTCTTGGAATGCTTGAACACCCCGCCGCTCTTCCCTCTGAAGTAGGGGTGCGGGTACTTGGGGATTACGTATCTAATTGGTGTTGCCGCCACTACGTCCAGCGGCTTCTGTATAACGATGTTGTCTTCTTCGTCGGCCTCTTGCACTTCGCGGCCTAGGCTAATTGGCGATTTAATCTTGCCCCAATGCTTGCAGTCAGGGCACACCCCTGCACGGTACTCGTCAAAACGTGCGCACAGATACGGGCCTTTGATGGAGTCAGCTTTCTGTTCGGTTACCTCATGGGAATACTCAGGGTGCTTGGTAGAAATCTTGTGGATAGCCACGCCCCCGTCAACGCAAAACTTGGCAATCGACAGCCCAGCCCTCCACAGCGGCTCAGAGATATTCGGTTGGTTGTTGACTACTTCCTTGAGTTGTTCGCACCCGCTGCCGCTCATGGTCTTAATCAAGATCGTCTTGAACCGACTGACAAAGCTGCCCGATAGGGCTTGCATCATTGCGTCTTGCTCACGTGGGGTGTACTTCTTAGCGTTAGCCAATATGTTGGAGTCGTCCCCCAGCAAATCGCGGAACTCATCGAACCCCACAGTCGCGCCCGCCTCACCTACCAGCCCTACGTGCAGGGGTGGGTCAGCTTTGTGGTTACGGGTCTCAGGCACCCGCAGAACCCGCGCCGCATCCGCAGTCACGGAGGGGTCGCTCCGCAGTCCCTGCTTGGCGCACAGGCGTTTGAACTGCTCTGCAACAGGCACCCATGTTTCACGTGAAACCGGCGCGGTCAGCGGCCAATAGGCATGGATACCCCGCCCAGAATTTACGACGGTCGGTCGTGGCAGGGTAAGTTCTTTACAGAACTTCCGCAAAGCGGCAAGGGCGTCGCCCTGTGTCGCGTAGTCTTTACTTGGCCCACAATCAAGGTCGAGGAAAAATGACCGGAGTTGTTTTACATTGGGTACCTTACGAGAACCGGCTTGGTCAAAAGTACCCAACGCAAAATAAGTGTCATACCCCTCGGCATCTAAATTGTGGGCAGCATGGATTGCGGCATCGAGGTTGTCGTAGAACTTCTGTACCTTACGCTCGTCAGATGACCGAGCAGCAAAAATGCAGTAGTGCCCTTCATCCCCCAACACCGACTTTAGAAATAATGTTGTTTCCATAGCCGCCGATAGTTAGAGTGGATGAGATAACTGAAAAAAAGGGTGGGGGGCGACCCCACCCCCTAAAACTAATCAGTCGTCCCAGTCACCAACAATATCGCTCAACTCGGACTTCGGCTCCGCAGCGGGTGCGGACTTCTTGGTTACCTTGATTGGCTCAGGCACATCCTCTGCCTTCTCAGCTTTCGGCGCGGTTTTAGCTTCTGCTTTCGGTGCAGGTGCGGCAATCTCAGCTTTCGGCGCAGGTGCAGGAATTACACCGTCCATCTGAGACACGTTCATGGTGATTGCCTTGATGGTGTCGGGGTGGTTCTGCAACTCAACGGCCATCTTGAGTTCGTCCTCATCCAAAGCACGTACGGGGCTAAACACCAGCTTGGGTGTTGCGCTGCCAATGTCAAAACGCATCTCGGTCACGATGGAAATCGCAGGGGTGTTGTACGCCTTGAGGTGGCGACCATATGCTTGCAGGGGCATCTTCTTACCGTCCGCATCGCCAAACACGCTGGTGGATGGCAAGGTAATCTGATACACAGCGCCCTTGTCCAGTTCTTTGTCCAGCGCCACGGCAATCCGCTGCTGAAAGCGGCATGCACGGGTGTCACCTTGACCGGAGCCCTTGATGTGCTGGCTGCAATCCTTGCAGAACTTAGACTGGCGTTGGTCTTCGGGTACGGCCCTGTCAGGGGTCTGCGTATCGCTCGACCAGCACGTGGGCTTGGTCTTCTGGCCCTTGACGTACGTACCTTCAAAGAACATACGGGACACGGGTGCGGCGTTGATGATGATTATCTTCATCGCACGGTCTTCACTCACACGGACTTCTTTACCGCCCACGTACTCGCGGAACACACTTCCTTCAATACTAATACGCTTGTTGCCACCACCGGCGCTACCAGCAATCGTACTCGTCAAGCTGTCTTCGATGTTGCCCAACAGGGCGAGGGCGGCGTTGCTTGGTGTACCAAACAGGGTCATTTCGTTACTCATCTTCGTTTCTCCAGTTACATGTCTTCGTTGGGGTCATTGAAAGCCAGTTCAAGTTGAACAGGCGCTCGGGGGTCTTCAGTCTTCGGTACTTCCGGTTCGTCTTTGGGCGTGTTCGACAGGGCATCTACGACCTTGGACAAGTTGAAGCGGTAGGTGTTACCAATCTTCAGATACGTGTCTTTGGGTATGTGCCCCTGTCGCACCCAAGCGCGAACCGTGGATACCGAAACCGTGAAGTGCTTAGCCAATTCTTCAATCGGCACAAAGGGTTTGTCCATCACTTTCTCCGTACGGTTATGGTGTACTCGCTGTCCACATTGAGTCCCGGTGGTAGCAAGTCAGGGTTGGCCTCAAGGAACTCTTTGAGGTTCGTTTGGTGGATGCGCTCATGCAGTAGTTGCGGTGCGTTGTTGTCAACGATGAACTTGTGCATGGCCTCCCAGTTGTTCGTCCAGTAATTCACCTTGACGGTGCGGTAGAACAGCCCTTCGGTTGTCCGTGCACTGTCTACGTTTTGGGACTTGCAAAATTCCAAGAGCGCGGACTTTACTTTGTCCATCTGCTCCTTCAGCTTCTTCTCTTCGGTCTCATACGCTACCCGCGCCTCATCGTGCTTAGCCCTCATCTTGAGGTACACCTTGACCAGCTTCTCGGGCGGTACGGCAGGGGGCGGGGGGGTTACTTCGTCTGTCACTTCGTTCTCCGGTTGTTGTTGGGGTTTTTATTATAGTGGTGTTTTACCACTTATTCAAGTATTTCCTTGTAAAGATCAATCATTTTTGAGTGAACGTCTATTTTATTATCTAGTAAGTTGTAAACGTGTCTTTCTACACCTGACCCCACAAGCTGTACCACTGTAGATGGGTGACGTTGGCCCGAACGATGGACACGGGCGTTGGCTTGGGCGTAGGTCTCAAGGGAAGATGTCGGCCCCCACCACACCACGGTATTGGCGGCTGTGAGGGTCACGCCGTGCGCGGCGGCTTGGGGTTGGATGACCAGCACCTTGGTTCCATTCGGCTCGGTCTGGAACCGGTTAAAGATGTCGGTGCGCTTGCCCACAGGTACGTCCCCGCTAATCACCTCAGTCGTGTACCCGTCAGCGTTCAGCTTGTCGCGCAGGATGCTTATCACGTGCTTGAACGGCACAAACACGAGCACCTTCTGACTGGACTCGTCAATCACTTCGGTGAGCACGTTGTAGCGGTTCTTGATGTCGAACTCCAAAGTCTCGCCCGAATCAGAGTACACCGCACCGCAGGATATTTGCAGCAGCTTGGACATGTTCACGGCGGCGTTGACTGATGTAATTTCCTCGCCCGCAGCCTGCACCACCATACGGCTCTTGAGCATGCCGTAGTAGCGTTCTTGTTGCTTGGTCAATTCGACACGCCGCTTTGTGTACGTCATCTCAGGCAGGTCAAGGCACTCGTCTTTGGTGAACCGGATGGCGGGCTGCAAGCAGTCAAACGCTGTCTGTGTGGCGGTCGCTTTGGGTATCCAGCGGAAGTTGTTCAGCTTGGTCATCACCATGTCGCGGAAGGTCGTAAAAAACTTGGGTACGTTCTGTGGGTTGACCAGCTTGGCAAGGCCGTATGCGTCAAGGGGCGATTGAGCGGCGGGTGTTCCTGTCATCATCCACAACCATGTGTCGGCCTTGACCAACGAGTTGAGCGTCTTCCACCGCTTGGTCTGTACGTTTTTATAGGCGTTCGCCTCGTCAACCACAATCAGGTCAAACCCTGCCTTGGCAATGTCGTCGGCAACAATCTCCACCCCGTCGTAGTTAATGATGACGAACTCGGCTGTGCTGTTGATGACGCCCTTGCGCTTTTCCCTAGCACCGTACGCAATATCAACTGACCGATGCATAGCGAACTTGAACAGGTCGGCCCTCCATGCTGAGTCCATGATGGACAGGGGGCATATCACCAGCACCCTGCGAATTCGCTTTGTCTTGATGAGGTAGTCCGCCGCCCAGATGACTGACCCTGTTTTACCTGTGCCCTGCTCGTTGAGGCAGAACGCACGGCGGTTCATGGTGAGGAATGCAGAGGTTATTTTCTGATGGTCAAACGGCTTGTACTGACCCGGCCAATCGTAGCGTCCCATGATGGGTGATGGCACGTTTTTTACGTGTAAGTTCTTGAGGACTTGCGCCTCGTCCAAACCCCAATGCACCAGCACTTGATTGTTAGGGAGTTCCCTACTCTTGGGAATGACAGTAGTGACGCGATGCGGGTTACGCAGCGTCAACAAAAGGGCTTTGTTGTCTATGATTTCCAATTCGTTCTCCGTGGCGCAAACGGCATAACGGAGCGAAGTGGGTGTCCCACTCGCTCTCGTCGCCATCGAACTTGTAATCTAACCGAACGCGCAGGGCGCGTCAAGTAGGGGTTTTCCCGCCCTTTTCTTTTGTGCTGTGGCCGTTACGGGCGCGGTTCTTAGCCACCGACACGATGCGTAACCCAGTAGCGTTTGAGCCACCCTTGGATAACATCTTTACGTGGTCAATGTCCTTGCCCTCACGCTTGTCGGCCTTGCCGTTCTTGTTCAAGTCGGGGGAACTGGCATCCACTTTTCGCCGCGCACGTTGGCGTTCCATGCGATCGGGGTGTTCGCCCCGCTCCTTCTGCTTCTCATACTCGGCCTTGTAGGGGCGCGGTGATTTGGTATACGGCATCTCAACTCCTTCCGTTGTGTTGGCAACTCAATACAACGCAGTGGTTCCTACACAGCCCAGAGGTGCGCGGGTTCCATACGTTGGTCTCGTAGGCTCGTCTCATCCGACCGTGGTCGCGGAGCCACTTCTCCCACAGTTTAGCTTCATCTGCCCTGTCATAGCTGGCCTTGGGGAACTGCCTAGCAACAACAAACAACAGCCCCGCCTTGACCCTGAGCACCTCGGGGAAGTGCTTGAACACGGCGAGTGCCATCAACTCAAGCTGTCCGGTGTCGGCGTACTTGGCACTCTTGCCTGTCTTGTAATCCACCACCCGCGCCGTGCCATCGTCCTCAAGGATGATTAGGTCAGCGATACCACGCCACCACACGTTGGCGTCTTTGAACCCGCACGGCTGCAAGTCCTCGGTCAGCCCCATCTCGTACTCGCACAGCTTTCGGCCTTGTCGCTTACTGAGGTTGTCCAGTGAACTCTTAGCGTACGCAAACTGCGCAGGGAGTGGGGTGCCATCCCGTATGTAGAACTCAGCCGCCTCGTGAAAGGCGGTGCCGTACGTCAAGTGCTCGGCGTTTTGGTCTTCCTTAAAATCCTTTACGACCTTCAAGTGGTAGAACTTTTTGGGGCACTGCTCAAACGTCTTTATGGATGAGAACGACCACGTGTGGGAGGGGGATGTCATTTTGCTCGTACCCGCATTGTTTTGTCTTTCTTTAGTGGGGGTGGGCAATGTGGGGGGACATACGCAACGCGCCACTTTGCAGCCACGTATCTGCCCTCAGTCCAACCCGCAATGTATGCATCAGGCATTTTGTTCAGCACCCTGTAAATATGGCGTTCATCCGCTTCCAAACGCAGGCTTATGGTCTGAGTTGTCAGTCCGTCTATGTTCGCCTTTAGCAAGTTGCGAATGAGCGGGGCTTTATGCTCATACGGTTTTTTCATGCGTTCTTCCTCTTCAGCTTAGCTTCAATGTCCCTAACCATTTCCAATATGGTTGAGCGGCCCGCCCCTGTCTGCCAATCTTCCCAGTCCCAATAGGCTTGAGTCTCCTCATCCGTCAGCCCTATCCACGGGCGCTTGTAATCTTGGATGTCATCGTCCTCTTCAATCATTGTTTTTGCTCCTTAATTTAGCTGTACCGAGGTGAAGGAACCATTCTTGGAACACATCAGCAGGGCGGCATGCTAGGTATATCCCTCTGCCATCACGCACCTTGGATATCGCGGCAACTACGTCTTTCCAATCGTCTTGGTTCATGCCGTAGAGTGCTTCTTGCTGTGCCCTTGCATCACACGCAATACATCCGTCAACACAGTACTTGCATCTCCCGTCCTGCAACTTGTCCGCAGCCATCTGCCGCTTGGCTTGAAAGCCGCCGCCCCAGCTACCCTGCCGCTTTGCCAATTCGTCGAACGCTTCGTCCTCTGCATCTTTCATGCTTGCTCCTTTAGTTGTTGGTCTATTTCGTTATAGGTATTGACGTACTGCTGCGCCCACTCTCTAGGGTCTACCCTTGCCTTGCGCCCCGCTTCGCTTACTTCAATAAGCGCACGGAAAAACTTGCTCCGTTCTTCTTCGGGCATTGTTTTAATTTGCTCGGTAAGTGTCATTGCGGTGTCTCCACTGGGATGCCTTGTTCATCACACACCATGATGTAGTGGTCGTTAGGGCCAACAAACTTGTAGAGCAAGTGCCCCGCCTCTTTATCTTTTGTGGTCAG